AGGTGTTGAACGCTACAGGAAATACGGAAGCACCCGTATCCGTTAAGTAATTATGAAGCGCGTAATTGGAGCTGGCCTAGCGTTGGGCCTTGTCATGTTGCTTCCAGCAACCATACCTGAAGTGGTCCATGTGTCCTATTCGGTGCCTCCACCGCCTGTTATACAAGTCCACCAGCCCCTCGTAATGGCCCCTGTAACGCCCCTGAGCGAGGGTATAGGTGCTAGGGCAGTAAAAGATATCACCTTATCTACTGAAACAGCGGTACGGGACGTAGAAGTGCTGACGTATTGGGACCTGATGTTTGTGTTAGCTGAGACAAGTTGGCGACCGTACATCACTTCCAACACATTCTATGCGGAAGAACTCGGGATGTGGTTCCATGACGATTACTACAGGGACAAGCTGTATGCCCTGATGATGTGTGAAAGCTCAGGCAGAGTTGATGCTATAGGTGACGTGGGTTTAGGTAGGGGTATTTCGGCAGGGTTATTCCAGATAAATACAGGGTACTGGCCTGAGCTAGCGCAGAAGTATAACTTCTTCATACCTGAAGAGAACGCTCAGGCAGCGTATGAGATATGGATGATACAGGGATGGGAGGCTTGGAGCTGTCATGGCAGATGAAGAACCTAAGAAAACCAGTGGTGGCACTACCATTACAGGCGTTCAGCTATTGGTGGGTATCATCTTTGTTCCTGTCGTGATGGTTTGGTTAGCTCTAGGAGCAAGAATCATTTGGTCTGCTACAGGAAACCCAGAAACTCTTGATTCAATTGAGGGGCTTCTCACAGCTCTCGCGGTCCTTTCGCTACCTGTGTCTGCTGGATTGAGTAAACTATTTGAAGCCTTCAGCAATGAAATAGATTCGCGGAGGAGGGATGAATAATGTATGAGTACAAGGTAACCCTAGACAGGGTCGTTGACGGGGACACCATAGATGTAAACGTGGACTTGGGCTTTGAAATTTGGGTAGCAAAGCAAAGAGTCAGATTGTATGGCCTCGACACATGGGAGAGCAGGACAAGGAACTTGGAAGTAAAGAAGAAGGGCTTACTAGCCAAAGCATTTACGAAACAGATGGTTGAGGAGGCTGAGGAGATTATTCTGGTGAGCTTTGGTAAGGGTAAGTACGGGCGGATCTTGGGAGAAATTCGGTGCGACGGAGTGAACCTCAACGAAGCCCTTATAGAGAATGGTCACGCTGTCGTGTATGACGGTGGGACTAAGACGTTAAAGAGTTAAGGGTATGTTACTTGGTAGTGGATGTACTACTGACACTCATAGCCCTTATGCTTATCGGGGGTTGGATCTGGGAGGATTTACATGGGAAGATTAAAGTTCAAGGGCGAATTAAACGGCCTCAGCTACAGCGGGCATCCTACGGGCGGAGTTATCTCAAGTTTCTATGGGATTGTGCGAAGCGAATTATCGGGCGGTAAGCCACATACGGGCCTAGATATTGCTGCTCCAGAGGGAACTAAAATCACAGCACCAATGGAGGGAATTGTAAATGATGCGTTCACTATGGAAGAAGCTCAAGGGTGGCGACAGAATGTGGCAAATATCTTTGGGAACTGCGTCATGCTTCGTCATAACGACAGCGACGGTAGTCTTCTTGGTTACACTCTTTATGCTCACATGGCTGGAGCGCCAAGCGTCGAACGTAATCAATCCGTCAGCCGCGCACAAGTCTTAGGTGAGGTTGGCTCTACGGGCCAAAGCACAGGACCGCATCTTCATTGGGGATGTACGGTAGCTGACAACCCATACTTCTCTCGGTCAAAGGGGTTGAATGATCCACTGAACTTCCTTGATAATAGTGAGGGTGCGGAGGTAGAAGACACCACCGACGAGCAGCAGCTAAAAGCAAATGACTTAATTGATGCTGGTCAGAGCATGTTGAACGACTTGATTGATTCGTTACAAGGCAGGGTGGATGATATGGAGGATGATAGATGAACATCTCAGAAGAATACAAAGACGTATTGGAACGGGCAGTAGCTACGGCTGTACAGGCGGCTATTGGTGTTACGGCAGGTATGTCGCTTGCGAATGTGGACATGGATGCTATAGCTCTGGTAGCTACGGTAGCAATCTCAGCGTTCGCAAGTGTCGTGAAGTCGGGTGTTGCCCAGAAGCTAGTGGGCGATGATTCTGCTAGCCTAGTAACATTAAGACGTGACCCCAAGACAGGTCGCTTTATGAAGAAGGGCAAATAACATGGCTAGCATTGAAAAGAATGGCAAGAAAGCATCAGCAGTAGGCGTACCAGCTACATATGATGAGCCAAAAAAGAAAGCTACAAAAGCTAAGGCTAAGAAGTAGTGTAGAATAGTGGACGAGTAGGCTCCGATCCCTCGTCCTGCTCATCCTGCTTCGGTGGGGGTGGTTACTCCCCCCTATGGTTAACCATCTCCACCACCTATCTGATATATTTATAAGCGTTGCACTACTTCCTTCGATGTCGTTTTGCAATCCTTTCTGTGATTGAGTGTGGGAATACCCACCGCAGCGTCCCAAAACCCGCTTAGGTTCCCCACACTCAATCAACCAGTCCACTGGTTACAGAATGGTGCGACGTTGCAATACTTAAGACACCTGCGAGGCTCACCCTGCCGCGTCTCTATGTAATGACCAGCTGGTTTACTCACATTACTGCCAAGCCAAGATTTAGCTGCCTGTTCAGTAAGAAATTTCTCACCGTCACTATCGGTAGCACGGACAGCAGACTTGCGTCCCTGTTTCATGACGGCGTATGTAGTGGGTGATTCCCACCGTTCCTCTGGTAAGCACTCAGGAAGCTCCGTGTCGGGCTTCTCAGATGCTAATGCGTGGAGATTTACCCTCCACTCTAGGTACTCTCGAGCTTTGCTCGGTGACCATAGCGGAATGTCCACACGCTGCGCCCTGTCCTGCGGGTAATCTTTCTCGCGTCCAGCCCGTGCTTCAGACCAGTCACGGAACAGGTACACAATCTCCAACCCATTCACAGTCCAGCCATTCTCTCTGGCTAAGTGTGCATAGATGTTGAGTTGTTGTTCTCGTTCTTCCTTGATACCCATGACTACTTCCCACGTGGACACACGCTTGTAGTCCTGTATGACCCCACGTTTCACGTCGTAGTAATCAATAGCGCCTGAAATAGTGTACGTACCTATCTGTACTTCAAGCCTTTTTTCAATCAAGCCTACGTCCTCAGAGACTTCGGCTTGCTCTAATAATGAATGGACTGCTTTGCCATCAAACTGGTACAGCAGATCGGCGCAATCCACTGTGATGTTTTCATAGTGTCGCTTCGTGAGTTGCTTCACACGTGGCGCATCTATGAGTTCTGTTGCGCTGAAGTCAGCGCCCCCCTTTGTATAATTGTCTGAAGCCAGTACCTCAACTATCGGTTGTGGTAGGTTCAGTCTGTTGGTTACCTTCATCCGTTATCTCCTTAATGAGAAAGAACCTAGCCCTAGCTCCGCTAGTCCAGACCTTAATCACTCCTCCTGCTATCTTCCCCGATTCCTCCGCTGCCAATTCGAGCTGGTCGTATGCCCCTGCCAACCAGTTGGGTACTGATTGTTGAGTTGACTTAATCTCGTATACAGCGTCCTCCGTTTCAACGTCGGTATGTGGCCGTGCTTTGTCGAGGTTTCTTCGTCCCCCGACGATGGCGGCTGCTCTACGTTCGTACTCCTTTCCCCGTCGCCTGTTGTTGTTGTTTCTTTTTTTGGTGCTGTCTCCACTAAACACCTCCAATAGTGTTTTACTCATAGTTCCTCCCACGCATGTACCACTAGGCCAAGCGCATGTGCTTCCTTTGGGTGCTCCGTAACGTACTGGTGACAGGGACGGCAGAGGCAGAGCAGGTTGGCCCTGTCTAGGATGCTACCACCCCTACCTCTGGTCTTAATCTCATGTACGTCGACGCTTCTGCTAGTGCAGATGCCTTCTATGCCTGCTTCACAACGAGTACGGGTACTTAGAAGCTCCTCTACGAGCTTCCGCCGTACCCTGTACTTCGCTTCAGTTTTCTTAGACCTAGAACGAAGCCGTCCAGTTCTTTTAAGTTGGCTTCTTTTCATACGTTTCCCCCATTTACTGTTGAGTTGAGCCGTTAAAGCGAAACTCAATCAGTCAATACACTAACGCTTGACTTGAAGTGTTGACGTTATTATACTCGATAGTTATCGTATCGAGTTCGACTCAACACTTAGAAGCTGCTTTGTTCTACAGTTCGCTCATACCCACGGTCATAGTCTATTTGTGCTGGCGCTGAAGACTGGTGCAGACTGGTCAATCCGTACAACTGCTTCTTCCCATCCTTATCTATTGTGG